GTCACCGCTGACGGAAGTAGTACCTTCCGAGAGGTTGGCGATAGCGGTGATTGACGGATCTCCGAAGCGGAAGAACCGAATCGTTTTGTTCCCGCCCGTTTTGGTGGGGTAAGGAACCTTCATTGCGAACTGCTCCATTTGGAGCAAGGGGAGCGCACGCTCCAGCAACGCCTTCGAGAAGTACGTCTGGAACTGCGCCGAGACTGAACCAGTGGTAACCATATTAGTTTATATCCTTTGTTGACAATTAAGCTCGGTCAGCTTCCGCAGCCATCTTAAAGAGTTCCTTTTCCTGCTCCTCCAGGGAGAGTTCATGGAACGCTTTAGTCTTTTTCGGCGCGGACGGTTGACCAGAAGCTGGCATTGTCGCTTTTCTGAGTTGAACGAGTTCTCGTTCATACTCTGCAACCTTCTTTTCCAAATCGGAGGCGGACTCCGCCTTGATGCGGATCTTGGCGATCCCCACAGCATCCTTAATTCCCGCAGGGTAATTGCGGAGGATCGCGTGGTTTTGAAGCATATCCGATACGGCCTTGTAGAGTGCGCTGTTGGAATCTTTGAGATCGGGGTTGCCCTCGACCTCTTCCAGCAGATTTTTATCCCAAGCAGACTTTAATTCTGATTGGGTTTTCTGCTCAATCTCTTTGCGCTCTTCGGTCTCGACTTCAGTGGCTTTGTTGTCGGCGAGTTTTGCAAGATCATCGCGGCCTTCCTCGCGATAGCTTTTTGCCGCCTCTCGGTAATCTTCCGCGCTAAAGCGGCGACTTCCGCTCTTCTGCGCTTCAGCACTAGGCTGTGTAGCCTGGTTTTTGGCGTTCTCAATGGCATCACGCTCCGCTTTTAATCTTGCTTTCTCCGCTCTGACATCTTCCCACTCTTTTTCAAGACGCGACTTGGCCTTCTCGTATCGGGTTGGCTTCTTCTCTTCGGAAGCCGACTCCGACTTGGATTCTTCAGGTTGCGTTGTTAAAGAACTTTTCGCTTCTTTGGATTTCTCCTCAGTTGCGGGTGCTTCACTCGAAGCATCCTGTTTGTTTGTTTTGGCTTCATCAGCAGTCGCGGGTGGCTGCTCGTTATCTCCGCTGGCCTTTTCAGAAGCTACTTGCTCAACCTTGGCTTCCTCATCCTTTTTGGGTTCGGGGCTATAATCCCTTCCCTCATCGGCTGCGGCTGCCATTGCTAACATGTCAACTTCCGTCAGGTTATTTGAATCGGCCATTTGACCCTTTCTTACACTAATTGCTCTGGGAGTCAGTCAAAGCACTAGGTTAGTTTGCCACTGGTTCATCCTCTCCATCACCGTAGCCAGCAATGGCGGAGTTTATTTTTGTGCTTGCCAACGACTCTAAGGTCGCCACACAAGCCCTATAACCATTAGCACGTCCACAAGCTTCCGCAAGTCTATCTGGTTTTTCCATGACTGCGGTTGCATTTTGGCGAATGGTAAGATTAAGTAAGATTAGACTCAACCGCTTTCCGGTTGGAGTCCCAAGGAACGCAGTCCACGCCTTCTCGTCCTCCTCGTTCCACTTAGGCTCTTCAACCCAAGCTTGATCCCGAATAAACGCCAATGCTGCCTTTAGTTTTCTCATAGTTTTATCGCCCAAGAATCACCCTGGAAAAGTACGGCTTCTTTACCTGTAAGCGTCTCGTGTATAGCCTTTTGTACATCCTTGAAACTCCAATCGTGTCCAGCAAGGACCGCTCCATCACGAAGCTTCGGCCTCCAACCCTTGATGTCAGCCAAAACTGCTTCGTACCTATGATCGCCATCCACATAAATAAAATCTAAATCACTATCTTTAACATGCGCCAATGCGTCAAGGCTTTTTCCGCGACTATAGAAAACATTTCCAAGCGGAGTTGTGCGCTCTTGAAACGCCTCAAAAACAAATTTCATCGGGCATTGCTGGCTTGCCCTATCTTGAATATCATACCCGTTTAGCCAAGGATCTACAGCCAATACTTCCTTGAAATGCTTGGCGATGACAACTGTACCCTCACCACTATACGAACCAATCTCAACCGCCTTGCCAACCGCGCCTTGCTGGTTAGCCCACTCGCAAAGATGTTTTAAGCCTTCCGCTTGGAAGGCATCCCGCATTACCGGTACCTTCAAGCAGCAGCAGTCGGGAGTGCGGGGCTGGTCGGTCCCATGTTCTCACCAATGCCTTGTGGCCTTTGCTGAGTCTGGGGTTTAGCCGCATCACGAAGCTGTTTCTGGATCGCGCGGGATGTGTTGGGGTCGATCTTCTCCAACGCAGCCAAATGCTGCTGGAGGTGCGCCATGAGTACCTGCATGGCTGCCTGGTCGACAGGCTGCTGGCGTTGTTGTGCCGCTTGATTAAAGGCAAACAACACTGAGATATGCGCCTTGTGGTCATCGGAAGGTTTAATGGCAACAGGGAATCCAGTGGCAAGCATGGTGGCAATTTCGGTTGCCTGATCCTCTGCTTGATCGCCGGAGGCGGCTTGAGGATCTTGGAACAACCGGCGGACCAAGGAAGGATCGTCCTGCTCCAACACCGACTTTACCAATTCGCCTTGGTTCACGAAAGGATTGTTCTGGAACATCTGCATCCGAGCAACCGACTTCTGCAACGCAAACTGGCGATTGATAAAGTCCAATCCGCCCTTCGGCTCGATGGAATACTCGGCATGGATGCCTTCCGGAACCATCTGTCCAGTTTCCTCGGCATACCGATACATCAAGTCTTTCTTGTTGTACTGCGTGTAAAGCGACCAGCACTGCTTAAACAAATGCGCTAGGCTCATGCGGAAGATTCGGTTTCTCAAATCGCCAGAAGCTGCGGCTTGGCCTTGGATGGCTTGAACCTCAGTGGCAGTCTTCCGATCCGCACCAGAATACTGCCCAGCCGCACTCATATCGAACTGTCCCATGCGCTGTTCTGCGAGCATGCGCTCCTCCAGCATCAAACGCTGGAAGTCGAATGGAGGTTGGCTGAATTGAACCGGCTTTAGACCCTGTGGCAGAATCTGCCCAGGTTGCATCTTCAGATTCGCTGTGTTAAGCGAGATCGGATTCTGCGCTTCAAAAACGGGTCGGTTGGCAAGCTCCACATAGTCCGAGAGGCTGTTCTTTAGTTTATTCAGCAGGTTCTCGCCTGGGAGTAGGATTTCCGCCACTCCTCTAGGGCTATACCAACCGCCCCCTGTGACCTCATAGGGGAAATCAACAAAAGGTGGTTCACCGTGGTTATACGGCAAAACGAAAGGTTTGCGGATGTCGGTCTGGATCTGAAGAGGGCTGTAGGTTTCTACCTTCCAGCCGTCCTTGGTCGGCGTGTGCATCTCCCAAAGAATGATGCGATCATTCTCACCTTCCTGAGTAATTCCTTCCCGTCTATAAATCTCATCCTGAATTTCACTTCGTAAGCCCACCGATTTGGAGGGTTTACCAGAAATGATCTTGATAAGTTCCTCGTCCTGCTTGTAAGCGGGATTTGCCTTATAGGAGTCGACTGAAGTCGAGATGATGTGAACAATGAAATCGGCATCTTTGAACTCCTTGGTATAGGAAGGAACGATGATATGAAAAGGGTCAATAGCGTCAAAGCGAATCTGCTTCTGATCCTCATCCCAAATCACCTTGGCCACGCCACGGCCATAGAGCAGGATGTTGTCGATGACAGAAACAATCTCCTTCTGGAAATTGGTCTTCTCGCGCATGTTGTAATCAAACCAGCGTTCAGCCGAAACCGTGATCGGAGTCAACTGCTGGCGCATGGGGACAAAGCTGGAAAGGATGTCGTTACCGATTGCGCTGTTGACGAAGCTGGGTTTCAACTTCTCAATGGCAGTATCAATCAACTGAACGTGCAAATCGGCGGCAGTAGGCCAAGGCTTAATCTTTCGGCGAACACCAAAGTAACGGGCTTGATAAAACAACCGCTGGCGGTTCTCCCAGCTTTCACGCTGGTTAAGTGCATCAATGATCCTTGTGTAATAATCTGTACGGCGTGTATCTTTAGCGTTCATTTGTTATCCTTATTAAAAAAATCAGAAAGTTTTGAAATATAATTTATCTGGTCTTCTGTAGCATTTTGAGAGCTAGTATCACCAGTAAATAGTCTTGCTGCTATGGTTG